TCTTACGACGTGCAGTTTTAGGTTTAACGTATTCTCTACGATCTTTGTACTCTTGTAATTTACCTGACTCTTTTATTTGTCGCTTGAAGATCCTTAAACCTTTCTCAAGCGCGTAGTCAGATGAATCTGGAATCTTCACTCCTAATGGAGATCCCGGGTTAACGAAATCTCTAGGTGAGTATCGTTTACCAGTTTTGCGTCTTTTTTGCATACTTGTAACTTTAATTATTAATAATACCTTAATATAAGAAAAGGTTTTTTAAGAGGCAACTTTTTATTACTTAAGTTTACCTTTTTTTGCATCATTCTTTAAAGCTTCAAGAGCGTTAATTTGATCCTGGATAGCCATTTCAAATCCAACACCTCTATACTTAGCTTGCTTTCTTACTGCTGCCATAGCAATACGCTTCTCTTCTGTTGAAGCACCTTCTGACATGATAGCTTCCATCTTCATAGCTTTCTTGATTGCAGCATCTTTATTATCTAAATACTCTTCATCATCCGGCTCATCAACACCATCTCCATCCATATCACCTTTATCAGCTTCGTTGATATCATAATACTTACCAAGCTTATTACCCATGTCTTCATATACTGATTCAAGGCGCTGTTGCAATTGTGTCATCTCTTTAGCAGTTTTTTCAAACAATTTAGCGGAATTACTAACTTCTTTCATATCACGCTTAACAGTAACAGCATCGAACCAATCATCAGACTCTTGTAATGCTAATGTAGAAGCATTTGCTGCTAACTCTTTTATAGCTTTAACCATGTCTTGTATCTCATTAACCTTATATACATTAGATGCAAATTCATTAAACTGTGATACAGAATTCATTATTGCAGATTTATCTTCTCGTGTCAATTGCTGAGTCATTTCCTGCTTCTTACTTTCATGTAATATATGTGTTAACTTCATGTGTTACTCCTGATTAGGTAATGCGCACTTACATGTCAAGTCGCATAACATTTCATTTATTATATTATTTACTCTACCGTACTTATTTATCGACGCTTTATTTACTGATTCATTAATACCAGTCGGTCTCATAAATGCTCCATGTGTAGATGGATTAGATACAAAATCCCAGCATACTAATTCAAAATCATCTTGAACCTCTACTGTACCCTCTGCCATCTGCTTAACAGATCCCATACCTCTTGAACTAATACCTAAAGTAATGTTCATACCTAATAACTCTTTAAGTATGTTTCCAGCAGGTGTTGGTAACACTTCCACTTTACCGTATAAGTCATTACCTTTCCACCAGACATCTAACACATTATGTGATACATTAGATAGATTGACAACAGATGATTCTGGGTGATCTAATTCACCTAAAGCTCTTCGCTGTGCTATCTCTGTTTGCTTATATTTTTCAACTTCACGCTCTAATATACTCTTAGGGTAAACTCGCTCGTTTTGATTAGGTGCACCAGCTCTCTGGAGTACACCAGTTACAATAACACGTCCATTATTAGCCACTTCTGATTCAGTAATCATAGCAGGTTCAACGTGAAATGGTGTATAATCAACTAATAGATTTTTCATCTTATGATTTCTCCCACATGGTTCGTTTTCTATATAAATCGAAGAAAATCCTTGCTAACTCTTTACGAATTATAGCACGAATCATTTGCGTATCTTGTGATGATAGCTCTTCATGTATTTTATTTTTTGACTCCATCAAAATTTTCTCAACTTTTCACTTATTCTCAACATCTTTTCAGATATCTTATACAAATTACCTCTCGTTGGTTTCCAATACTTTGTGGAATCAACACCATCCTCTGTTTTTAACTTAACGTTTTGATTGATGATCTTTTCAATAGCAAATAATCTACTATTAATCTCTTTGATAGCACGATTTACTTTTTGTTTTGATGTAGCTGAATCATCTCTTTTATAATCTACATAAGTTGCTTCTGATAGAAATGATTGCTTAGCCATTTTCATAAAATTACTTTCATTCACATCATCACTCTTTTTCTTTTTTTTCTTGAAAGCATGAGGTGTATTATAAGCTTCACCTGCACCTACCGCACTAATCTCTTCTATCTCTTCCTCAGATTTACCATACTCGATAACCCATGAATCAGGTGTCTCTTTAACACTCTTAATATGTTCATCTAGCATTTGTTCTAGCTTACTATTTAGAGACATTTTTTAACTCCTTGATTAAGTCGTATGATCTAAGCATAGATACTAAATGCTTATCACGTACAAGGTTATCATTCTTAATATTTACTAATTGTGAATTTACTTCTGATAGTTTAACTTTCACAATATCATCGCTTACATTTTTAGTTAGAGCTGCTAATTCTTTAGAGATTATATTAATCTCATTAACCATGTATTTTTTAAGAGTAGATGTGTTAGATATATTATTAATAAACTCTCTCAATAATGTTTTCTGCTTAGATGTTAATGAACCATACTTATCATTAAATTTCTCTAATAATATTTTATAAGATAGTAATCTCAAATCTTTCTCTTGCTTAGAATACTCACTTATAATAGAAGTTGCTTCTTTAGAAGATTTTTGTGTTCCTGTAATATGCTCAACTATGTTGAATCTATACTTCATAAGTTGAGATGGTTTAACTGAGTCAGTAGAAATATGTGATTCTAATAAGCTACATATAGATGCATTTAATCTATAGTTAGATACTCTTGATTTAAAGAAGTCATCTAGATTATAGTGCTTTTTTATTTCACGCACTAAATTATATTTCTCTCGTTTAGATTTACTACGACTTATCTTCTTATACTCTGATATAACGATATCAATAAACTTCTCAGCTTTTGAATCAGATGTATATTTCTGCTGCTGTAATGCTTTGTAAAGATCTAATTCTTTAGATAAAATACTATCTTTCTTAAAGTATTCTTTTACTATATCAATAGCAGGAGATTTTTGATTGTTAGATAATGTATCAGAAGTTATCTGACGTGTTAACAACTCAAATAATACACCGATGTTTTTTACTTTACTATGCTTTAAAGATTTCATATTATATCCCTATATATTTGTATACTCTTATAAATATCAATATAATTACAAAGAATCATCATCTAACAAATTATTTTCGTTTAACAGACTACTCTTACTCATTGATTTAATCAACCCATCAAATGACTCACGTGCTAGTGGGCTACCATTAAACTTATGCTTAATAGATCTATCTTTATTACGTGCATCTCTACTACGTGTTTCAGAACCCATAGGGTCTCGACCTCGTATATGATCTTGCGTACCATACTTAACACCTTCAGGTGGTCTTCCTATAGGACCTGATTCTTCGAATGATTCTTCGTCATCCTCTTGAGGGCCCTCCGGTGGATTAGCAGGGTCTGTTCCTTCATCTTCAATAGATGATTTTCTAAATTTACTTTTAGCATCTTCAATAACGTTTGCACGCTCTTTCTCAATCTCTTCTTTAGACAACTCAAATATCTTATCATATATCCAGTTCTCAGACAGCATTTGATTATCTTTAATACTATCTGCAAGTGATATTTTTTCGTTCCATAATGATATTTTCTCTTGCTGATATATCATGGATGAGTTGGTTAAGTTTAAGCTAAATGCACCTAACTTTTCATCTGTATATCCTTGAGAGTATAAGTGGACTATAGCTATCTTAGTTAATTCAGATAACACGATGCGCTGTATTCTCTCGATAGTTCTTGCAAAACGAACATCTTCTGCAGCTAGCGTTGCTTTACCTTCTGTAGTTTCATCGTAGCCTAAGAATGCTTTAGGTATTTTCAATGCTGCGAACATTCTATTTCTTAAATACTCAACATCATCAATTCCGCCAAACTCCATACCACTTAATGTATCAATCTCTGTACCGCTTTGACCACCTCGTATAGGCATATAGTAATCTTCCATCATATTCTGCATATTAAACTTTAGATTATATTGTCCGGTCTGTGGATCAACATATGGCACTTTCTTCATTTTATTAATAACTTTCTGCATGTAGTTATCAACTTCAGCTGGAGGTATGTTACCTATATCAATTTTGAAAACTCTCTTCTCTGGTGCACGCATAATCCTATGAATCATCATAGCATCTTCCATAAGTGTAAGTTGCTTCCAATTTTTTCTAGCTCCTTCTAGCATAGATTTACCATATGGTAGGAAGTTAGAATCAGATAATAGTCTGAAGTGAGCTATTTCATAGTTCTCATACTCTGTTTTATCACTACTTACATTACCGCCCATCGATACATCATGAGTAAACTTAACGTATTCAGGTCGTGTCTCATCTGTACCTTCCTCACGAAGCATCTCATATGTAGATACAGGTGATACATTTGTGATACCTAGCTTTTCTGTAATATCCATTTTTAGATAGAAGTCGCCATACTTACACATACTACGAATCCAAGGCCATAAATTAAACTCGATATTAAGTACATCATAAAATAAATTTCTCAATATATCATGCACTTCTTCATCATCGCAATTAATACTAAGTACATCTCCGTACTCATTTTTCATGGTAGATTCATCAGCGTAGATATCGAGAGCAGATGATATAATAGAGTCTTCATCCATCGTCTCATAATCTGTGAATAAGCTTATTCTCTGTGTTTGAAATGTTTGATATTGATTGTACGTCATAGTTGTTGTAGAACTATGTAATTTATTATACCTATCAACAAGTCGATTGGTTGCTAAACTATTTGTAGCTTGAGCTTTATTAACATCAATCACTCGTAATTTATTAGCTCCAACTTTTCTAACTATCGTATTAGTAGAGAAAAGTGTTTGTAATCTTCCAAAAAATGATTTATCTGCCATTTCTATCCTTTATATTAGCCACGTTATATCTTCTTGATCATCACCTAAATCCATTCTCCATGAATCGTGACTTATAGTACCTGTTTGACCATACACGCTATCGTATCCACCAGAAGACCCCATCAATCCAATAGCTCGTTTATTTAACTCTAGCCCTTCATTGCGTAGTTTTAATGCAGTATCTCGTACATACATAGCGATAGCAAATGCCATCACTAAATCATCGTTATACCCTTGTTGAGCTTCTGGCCTACTACCTCTCCATATAAATACAAAGAGTTCATCAATCAATCTTTTTGATCGTACTAAGCAGGCTTTTTCTCTAAAATAAATATCAAGCTTAGAGATTAAAAGCGGTCTAGTTCTACTAGATGTTGTAAATCCAGGAACCATTTGTGATTTATCTTTCATGTCGTAGCCCTTACGTAATTGTACTTCAGGATCTACCACACCATCATGTTTATATGTATAGTATAAGTTCTTATAACCTCTATCTATAGCAGGCTGTATAGCTGCCCATCCGATATTAGCATTCTCTATAACTAGCAGTGCTTCATTATATTCTGTAGCAATATTTACTAGCATATTACCAAACTCTTTAACACCAATTTGATGCTTATACTCTGCAACTTGAGTTACTGTTTCAATATCAATAACATGGAAAGTAGAGAAGTCAGCTCCATCTCCTCGAGCAACATCAGCTACAACGATATAATCTTTAGTGTAATCAGGGTATTCCCATATCCACATAGCTCCGTCTACACCTCGTTTCTCTACAGGCTCAATACATTGATTAGTTCGATACCATTCAAGTAATGTACCTGGTATAACTGTTGCACCGGATGATATAAAATCACAATCACATTCCTGCGCTGCTTGATCAGCACCTAGAATTATATCTTGCTCATCTCGCCACTCTTGATTACGTTCAGGATGTACTGTCCAGTGAAGTCGGATTGTATTAAATTTATTTTCAGAAGACTCTGCTTTCATCCAAGTTCTGTGAAAGAAATTACCTGTACCATTAGGGGTTGATAGTACTATAGACTTACCACCTGTCGCTAATGTTTGTTGAGCAGATGTCCATATATCATCAACCTTATCAATAAAAGCTGCTTCATCAATTACTAGTAGTGATAGTGCTTCAGATCGACCTGCGTCAGGTGAGCTAGATACTGCTTTAATCTGAGAGCCATTAGCTAATCTCAATGATAGTTTATTATCTTCTACTACAGCTCCCTTCAACCAGCTAGGTAAGTAATCATGCATCACTCTAACTTTAGTTACAAGGTTCTTAGCTGTCTCTTGCTTGATCGCAATTACTAAGCAGTTGAAATCTTCATTAAAAATCATAGACCATAAGGAATATCCCGCGGTTAGTGTTGATATACCTAACTGGCGAGATTTTAATATGATATTATAATCGTGATCTTTGAATTCTAGCAGTGATTTTTCTTGAAACGGGTATAGATTAAATTTAATCTTACCTCTAACTGGGTGCTGTATCATGCAATACTTCTTCATGAAGTATACAGGATCTTTTGCACACTTAATATACTCAGCAGCTACTACTTCTTTTATACTTTGTTTGGCCATACTATATATAAATATATATTAAGAAGATGTTTATACTACTTCTTACCTCTTTTTTCCATAGTACGTCCTCCAAAGTAAGCACCGATTACGGTGATAAGGACTAATTGTAGTAAGTCTGTCCATTTAGCTTCTACCTCAAATGCAATTGTACCTGCGTCGATAAATATCATTAACACAGTTGATACAACTAAAAATACTAATACTAGAGGTCTTACGTTTTTTGATAGCCAAGAATCAGAATTCATATCAGCTTTCCAGCGATCTGTAATATTCTCTTCCATCTTTGTTTCGTAATCTGATATTAATTGTTGCATCTTTTGTTTAGCTTGTAGTTTTTCTTCTTTAGATGTAGTTAAGTTATCTAATACACCACCAACACTATCGACTAACTCTTTTGCTCCACCTGAAAGTATTTTATTTAAAATGCTCATATTATTTCCTATTGTCGAATCGTCTCAACTTTCCTTTTTTATCGCGATAGAATACTATCTTCTCTAACAACTCTGCTTCACTCATAGTTTCAGCTAATCTATCATACATACCTTTAGCTATCTTATATACTTGTGAATCTTTAGGAGCTTTTAATGCAGTACGCAATTTAACAGCATTACCTGTATCAGGGTTATCAATACGCCTATCACCGTGTACTTTCCTCACGTCAAGCTCTTCTAACTCTCCTGCAGGCTCTTGCATCAAAGCTGCATTAAACGATGACTGTACTTTCTGTACTACCTTATGCATAGTGATTAACTCTTTTTTAAGCTTTTCACGTTTAACAGGATCTTTTTCAGCAACAAACTTCTTGCGTAATTGCTGCTGTTTTAACTGGACGTCATACAGAGCTTCAGTAGCTTTTTTAAATTTTCGAGACATTGAAGCCTCTACAATACCTTCAATTTCTTCGTTGATAATCTCCATTAATTTACTTTTTTTCATCTCTTGATTCCCGTATTTTAATTACCTGCTCATCAAATTCGCGACGCATCTCGTCTTTTGTTTTACCACCTGACCAGTCTTCTATATCACCTGCTTCAGTGACGTAACTTTGTGCATCACGTGCTTCTAACCATTCATAATACTCTTTAGTTATATCATTAATCCAAACATCAAAGTTTTTATCTTCTATCTCTTTAAGGAACGCTTCATATGTACCTTCAGACTTCATCTGCTGCTCCCACTTTGCAGTACATATAAAACATATACCCCATCTCTTATAAGTCATCTTATGAGCTGGATGAGACATACTACCACCACATTTAGGGCATGTTAATGGTACACTTAAAGCTTTACGAGCTTTATCAAGTTTTGTAATGTTGCGCTTGATACCATTTTTAATAGTCCATTGCTTACCACGCTCTTCCCAAATATCACCTTCTGCATACTCATTCTGTTGTGAAGTGTATCCAGATCGCATTTGCGTTTTATTATTATACTTCTTAGTGATGAGGTTTCGCATCCTCTGCACTTTAGCTTCTGATATTCCTTTTTTCATAACCTTCCTTAAAATGTCATCATACCAGCTATCTGATTGATAGGTCCAAAAGAGCCTGTTAGTTTATATGTCTTACCTTTATATATAAACACCAAACCTTCAGATGGTATGATAGTTTTAAAACCACCTATTGCTTTTATTTTCTTTAACTGTGCTACTAATCGATTCATTTTTTTCAAATCACCACCTTTACGGACATCTGTTATAGCTTTTGCAACTTGTTTACGTATATTTTGCACAGCTTTATCAGGATTAGCAGCGAGAAATCCTTCAACATTCTTTAATACTTCTGCACCAACTTCAAAGAATATTGTTTCGAACGGGAACATATTCTCCTTAACTTGATCTTGATGATTTTGTTTATCAAACTCTTTTAAAGTATCTAACATTCTCTCATCAGGTATATTCTTTCTATCTAATCTAAATGATTTATCATTGAAAGCCCACCTAGTGATTAACCCTTGTTTTATAATATTATCAGTAGGTTTAAACTTTTTAGTAATAAAAGCATCCCACCATGCTTGGTGATACTCATTAAATGTACTTGCATCACTCATATTATATTTTGATTGTAATTTTTGTAATTTTTTAATAAAGTAATCTTGACGATCACTAAAATCTTGCTGAGGTTTCATTTGAAGAACTTTAGGACCTATAATACTAAAACTTTTCTGTATATTAGCGTTAACTTGTTTTATCATACCAGCTAGCATTCTAGCACCATCTGTTACTGATCCTATAGCTTTCCCGTTCTTATACATTAATACGTTATGGAATTGTAGATATGGTGCATCATACGATACTACATTAGCAGATGCAGGGTACATGATTTCCATATTAACCCAATTATTACCGTCATTAAAAATCTTTTTAAGTTGCTTATCAGTTAGCTTACTTATAGATTTAGATAAGTCATTCATAGCATAATTAAATGCTTTTTCGATATTCCCTCTGTTTTCAAATTTCTTTGCAACAGCTTTTGAATCCATTCCACCACGCTTCAAATCACCGGTATTTCTAGCGGCTAGTAGTTTACCGTTCCAAGTGATAAATAAGTTTTGACCATCCGTCTTTTCTGTAGCTACAGATTCTAAATCTAATTTACCTTGTAGAGATTGTCTTATAATATTTTTGAAATCACCAAATGTTAAATCTCTATCATCAAACGGATGTGACATATGACCATATGCACCGCCTTCTGTAAGTAGTCCTTCATTTACTATCCTATACTTTAGAAGCGGTCTACCATTGATTAATATATCGCCCTTATCATTCTTACTAATTGTCTTTACAACAATACGCTTATTCTTAAACTTACCACCTAAAATAGTATCACCTACATTGATAGGAATATTAATATCTTCCTGAACAGTATTAGGTTCTTCAACCTTTTCACCAGAAGGTGTTTTACCAATAGTAGAATCTTCAGCATCTAAAAAGTTAAGAAACTCCATTCCTGCAGTTCTTGCTACGTTAGTAATAAATTTCTGCCACTCTCGATACGCTTTACCTTGCTTGTAATCTACAGGGTTACTAGGTGTAGTCTTACCAGGTACACCTGCTGGGAAGAATGACGGTGAACGTGTCTCTTTTCTATACCTAGATGGTTCTGATAATACTTCATCATCGCCTGATAAGTAATTGATTATCTCCCACCCTAATAAATCTGCGATATCTTTAGTGGAGTTTTTATAAGCAGATTGTGAGCCGTGATACATTTGCGGACCATCATCAACAGGAGGGGCTCCTCCAGTACTATTATTCTCACTTATAATTCTTTCTATAACACCTGTCTCAATAAACCTTCCAATACTCTCATTTATTCCTAGTTTCTTGGTGATAAGTTTATAGTTTTTCATGTGACCAAATATATGCTTAAATAAGCCTGCGCGTTCTTTATCTGTTATAGATGGTGCACCTAAAGCTGTTCTAATAGCTGTACCTGACATTTCACCATACCCTGGTACATTGAGGGATACATGTGGTGCAATTATTGTATATGCACCTTGCTTATATCCAACTTCTGCTTTACCTTTCCATGGTCTAAAAAACTTACCACCAAGACGCTGTTGATCTTTTTCACCAACCATAAATACAGCTGCGGTTGTTTCAGGGTCATATTTTTTAAGAATTTCTTGTGCTTGATATGGATTTCTTACTTTAACAACATTATTAATTCCATACGAACTAATTATCTTTTTCTTCTCATTAAAACTGAAAGGAGATTTAGGTAGTTGTACTTTATCGGATGTTGCAATGAAAGCGTCATCGAATTTAGATTTCAACCATTTATAAGCTTGTGCATGATGCTTACCCATGGGTTGAAATCTACCTGGATAGATAGCTACGATAGTTTTTATATTATCTACCTTCTCAGTAATAAGTTGATCGACTAACCAACTACCTAAATTTGAATTTGCTTGTTCCATATATATAAATATCGTCGTTATAATTTATAGTAATAATTTTATAAAGTGTTTGTCCAATCTAAATTCAATACCATTGTTGCAATAGAATCTGAGGGGTATCCTGTGGGGTCAAATGAAACTACTATTATTTGACCCGCAGTAAATACATTAAGATTACTGGCGTACTGCCCATCGAAACTTCCAAACTTGTAAGAAGTGTCATCTTGACTCATGTTTACTGTATCACTTACACCAGTTCCGGGGTTAAAGTTAGGCATTTCAGTTCCGTTACCCACAATATGTATGCCTACAGTAGAGTTTCCACATGCGACTTCGGACCTAATTATTACATGATCAACAGTTCCATTACAAGGGGCAATAAAAGCACCAAATTCTGACCACCCTCCGGGGTTTGTAGTATAACTAGTACCCCCATAACCAAATGGTAAATATTGTCTAGCATTAGTAGATCCTACCCACCCACAATTAAGAACATGTTTTACATAGTTTTCAGTAACGATTTTTTTACCTTCNATAGTAACTTCGCCTGCTGCCGATCTTGCAATTGTNGTGTCTGATGCATGTCCTAATTCTATATTTCCGTCTATTACAACATTTGAACTAAAATCTGCTGTGGCAGAAGTAATAGATGTTGCTTTAATAGCAGATCCTGTTATACTACCTTCTACATCTAATCTTGTTATGCCTGTACCTGGTTTAGTTAATTTAAATATATTATTATAATTAGTAGCTGAAGGTGCTAAACGGAGTTCTGTGCCATTAAATGCAATATTTACATTACCCTGACCTGGACCGGTTTTTGTACCAAATGATAATGCTGTGTTATTATAAAAATTTAAATCACAATAAGTTTTACTCCACTGAATAGTCTTAGATGAGTTATTAGAGCGTAAATACATATCGGCACCAGTTCCTGATTTTCCTACATAAAGGGTATTTCTAGGGATAGTTACCGCACCTAAATTAGATATTTCAAGTGAATTTTGCCCATCAGTGGCAAAGAATAATGCTCCATGGGGGTTATCTACATTAACAGGAGTACCTATTACTAATGCATTTGCTAAGCCACCTGTCAATGTAGTTGTCCCATCTGGCCATTTGTTGGCTTCTCCAGTTAATCCAATTATAGCTTGGATTGCTCCACCATCTTGTGAAAATAACATGTAAGGAGTATCAGTTTCATCATTATTATCCGTATCTGATTCTAAAATTAAATTAGCATCTCCTGCTGTACCCGCCGTTATTCTAACTGTATCAGATGGGATAGATAAATTATTTGCAGGAGAGGATAAAGTATCTGTAAATATAGTACCACTTGCACTTATATTACTTGAGGCTGTTATATTAGTTGCAACTAGGGTAGGACTGTTTAGGTAACGGTGTAATTCTTCAACATCTTCTTCAATACCTTGAACGGCATAAATCATTGCTTGTGCAGCATCGGGCGTTTCGGGGGCGTCAATGTGTACGTTAGAGGCAAATGATTGTGATATCTTTGCGATTTTATCATCAGCCATTTTTAATGAACCATTACCTGTTTTAGTAAAAATTCTTTTATTGTGTTTTCTACTTGCTAAAGCCATATTGTCCTTTTATTATGTTGTTGTATCATATTCTACTGCTATACATCCTACCACATAAGAGGATGCTAAATGATCTGCTGCTTCAAGGGTTACTGCTACTGCATCACCTTTTGAAAATGAAGCGGAAAAATCAAAGAAATATGCTGTATCATCGACTGTACCTGTTTGGGTTAGTGCCTGTTTTATATCATCGGCATCATCTAAATCAAAGGGGGCTGCTGCTGCTCTTACTCTAGCTGTTAATGTGCCCGGATCACCTGTTTGGTAAAATACACTTAATCTTCTAACTTTACCATCATAAGGAGCCAACATGAAGTTGTATGGTTGATCTGAATTTACTTCAACCTGAGACCCTCCTTGAGGTATATATAATTCATCAGAATGGTCAGATGATACAAAGTAGTTAAAAGGTACCATTGTTAATTGGGATCCCATAAATCTGTCTGCTGTAACTGTACCACTTGAACTTATATTAGCTGAGGATGTTATGTTGGTGGTTACTTCTAGGCTACCAGTAACAATTACAGTATCACCTAAATGGATGTCTCCTGTGTCATTGTATATAACAAGGTTACTACCATTTGCCTGTATAGAAGAATCAAAATCACTTGGA